AGTGTCCGCTGCCCGCATTGCTCGACCTGGACCGACTACGACCCGTGCCGCTCCTGCGGGAAGCCGGTCCGGAAATACGCCAAGTGAGATCCGCGCTCTGAATGCCCACCGACGCGCAGCTCGCCTTCACGCTCGACCGGCGGCCCCTCGCGCAGCGGTACGCCGAGTGGCGGCGGTCGGCCGACGGGCACGAGGTCGTGCACCTGGTCGAGCAGCAGGCCCTCAACGCGCTGAGTGCCGGCGAGACGCGGATCGAGATCAACCTGCTCTGGGCGCAGGTGCGCCGGGTGCGGCGGAAGGCTGCGGACAATTCGTTTCGCGCGCTGCTCGCGCGCGAGCTCATCGACAAGCATCCACAGTTGCGGGGCATCATCCGCGTGAAGAAGCGGAAAGGTGCTGAATGCTGATCATGGAATGCGACGATCCGCTGGCGTGGCACTACGGCTGGATCTATGTGCGGCTCGACCACGATCACTCACTGCGCGTCAGCAAAGAGATCGCATTTCCAGGCGTGTACATGTGGATCGAAACAGAGCCGCTGCCCACCGGACTCGCCCTGTACATAGGGCAGTCTCAAAACATCCACTGGCGATTGAGCGAGCACTTTTCTCGCGTCCCCAGACACGGCGGTTTCTACTGGCGTGGGATCTTTGTGCGCCGGCCGTCGCTCTACATTCGCGAAGTGCGTCGCCGGCGCGACCGGCTCGGGTTCGAGGCCGGCATGATCCGCCATTTCGCACCGCGGTACAATTTGGCGTCCCCGAGGGTCGTCTGATGGCCGCGCCCCTCAAGTGGTTCCCGTTCTACATCGACTCCTGGGAGACCGATGAGAAGGTCGACGCCCTCACGCTCGAGGAGCAGGGCGCCTACCTGTGTCTTCTGCGGTGGCAATGGCGCGAGGGATCCATCAGCGGAAGCCCTGCGATTGTGGCCGCCAAGCTGACCGTTCGCAGTGCGCGCGCACAGCAGCCGCACAGCCATCGCATGGCGATCGCTAAGCGCCTTCTTCGGGACTTCTTCGTCGCATCGGGCGAGGGCAACGGGCGCGTCGTGAACCCCAAACTTGCCGAACTCTATGCCGCACAAGTCGGTAAGTCAGAGAAGGCGCGCCGCGCCGCCCAGCTGTCGCACAGCGGACGCACAGCCCGCGCAGAGCGTTCGCAGGACGGACGCACGCGATCCGCAGCCCAGAGTAGTAGAGAGAGAGTAGTAGAGATAGAGAAAAGCCTAGTCTCTGCTCACGCAGGAGACAAAACGGCAACGGCGGGTGCGCCATGACGGTTCTCGCCACGACTCCCCAGGTGGATGTCGGCAGCCCGCCGAAGGAGCCGATCTGCCGATCAGCGAAGGACGAGACGAAGCCCTGCCGGTTCGCCGATGCCTGCCACGAATCGCGCCAGCGCATCCAGCACTACGAGGGGTTGCGCGGCAAGCGGTGTTGGTTCTTCCAGTCGGCGGTGCACAAGCTGCGCAACCATCAGACGCGGAACGGCGGTGCGATCTTCTGCGCGAATTGCGGTGCCGATTACACGTCGGAGTACTGGCGTGAGGATCACGCGGCGATGTGGGAGAACACGCGCAACTGGCCTGATCCGCGGATCTGTCGCGCGTGCTGGCGGCCGCAGGGAGACCAAAGACCCGTGGGACCGGTATGAAGCGCACCGCGTCGCTCCCCAGACACCTCGTGCCCTGGTTTCAGATCGAGCAGCCGGCGGGCCTCGTGCGCTGCGTGAAGTGCAAGACGACCTTCATCGGCAAAGAGACGACTGATCTCGCGCTGGCCCGGCACGTGTCCTATCACATCATGGGCAAGCCCGCGATGTCGGGCGGCGGCTCGTCCTCGGCTGAGGGCGGCAAGTGAGGATTCTCGCCGGCATCGTCCTGCTCGCGAACGTCGCGCTCTGGATCTGCCTCGCCTGGGATCTGCATCGGGCGCACCGGCAGCGCGGGGCATGGGTCCCAGTGGATGAAGCCGTCCATGGCGACGAGGATGTGGAGCTCGTGTCAACCGAGGTGCAGCAATGAGCACCAAAACCTCAACACCTTCCCTGTGCCGGGCTTGCGGCCTGCCACTGCCGGTGGATCGCGGTCTCGGCCCGTTCCGGCTGACCGTCGCCGACTATCCGGTGCTGTACGACGCGCAGGGGAATGTGATCGCCCTGCGCTGTGTCAAATGGCTGGGCCTGCTGGTCCGGCTTGCCGTGGAAAGCGGGCGAACCTTTACCCGACCGTTCCTAGCAGACTTCCTGTGGCCGAACGCGGACGAGACGCGCGCGAACCACTCGCTGGCGCAGGCACTATCCGTCCTGAAGGCCTTCCTCGGCCGCGAGGCGTTCCTGTACCGATCCGGCACTGTGCACCTGCACCAGGGAATCGTCGAGGTCGTCACCGAGGGCGAGTGGCCGTTCTGTGACGGACTCGAGTTGCGCGATGCGCCGAGCTGGGACGATTGGCGCGAGGCCCAGCGCGCGGCGGCGAAGGTGCAATCATGAGGCCGATCGCGCCGCGCCTCGGCGATGCGTTCGACGAGATCACGGTTGCCGAGGACCAGCCTGAGTTTAAGCCGGTCACGATGGCGCGCGTCTTCACTGGCAACGGCTCCTGGGACATGGTCGGGCGATGGACGCTGACGCCAGAGGAGCGGCAGCGGATCGCCGCCGGCGAGGACATTTACATTACGTTCCCGCGTCACACGTTCCCGCACTCCCTCGGCTTGCGGCCGGACTGGGCGACCCCATGAGCGCCGACGTGACGCTCGAGCGCGGCATACCTGCCGGTGCCGGCTTCGATCCCAATCGCATGGGCCTGCTGCTAAGCAGCCCCTACGACGAGGGCCTCGTCGAGACGCTCAAGAGTCTGCCGCGCGCGGACCGCTGGTGGGATGCCGAGCGCGAAGGCTGGTGGGTGGCGGCGGCGCATGAGGAATTCGTGATCGAGGCGGCAGTCGCAGCGTTCGGCGCGGTGAAGATCGTCGGTCTCGAGGGCGAGTCTGATTATTACGTAGACCGGCACGGGCGATCCGTCCAGGACCGGCTGCTATGAGCGATCACGGCGAGCAGAAAGCGCGCGCGCTCCCAGCCACCGAGCTTGCGCCCCCGGAACCACGCTGGCGTGAGCGTCTGATTGCGCGGCTGATGGAGGCGCTCCGCCCGTTCGCTGCAGCGTCGGAGAAGTGGAGGCTCGCCGACGTGGGTACGATGCTGGATACGCAGCGCGTTATGGTAGACGTGGGTGATCTGCGCCGTGCGCAAGCCGCATTAGATCACGCCTCACAGGTCGCGTGGGACGCCCGTGCGGGTGCTGAGCCAGCACCAGCCCCCGAGCCTGCGCCTTCGGGCGCATGGCTTCATGCGGTCGCCAAGGAAGAGGACTTCTGGGAATACCCGAAGCTGTCCGCGGCGCTCAAGGCGATTCGCGCCGTTCATGCGTGGCAAGCGGATGATCAATTCCACCCGCTGACGTGCGGCAACGATTCTAGCCATGCGCCCCTGCTGCCTGCACTCGTAGATCAGCGCGTCGTGTTGGTGTGTCGTGACTGTACTTACGTACAGGAACACATCCCCGAAGTGATTATCCGCCACGCGGAGGAATGGGCTCAGGAGGAGCCTGCGCCCCCGGAGCCAGCGCCGAGCGAATTGGCGACAGCATTGCGCGAACTGAAGAAGCGTTTCGGTCCGTATGCGAACATCTACGAAGGCAAGCCGGAACGTGACTTGTTGGAAGCTGCTGCCGTCGCAATCGAAGCCGGTTCCTCCATCCCGGTCCGCGCCCCCGACGGGGCGGTGTCACTGGAACCGAGTCAAATAAGCCTGCGGTGCGGTGAGACGTGGCCCGACGAGGAACGTGAGCGGATCACCAACGACTTACGCGCCGAGCAGGGGCACCCCGAAGGGCTGAACGGCGGTTGCGGCAAGGGTCCAGTCAAATGGATGTACCTGTATCGGTGCGTGGAGTGCGGGCGATTCTTCCACCGCCAGTGCATCGAGAAGCACTTCGCCATCCATCGCCCCATCCCGGTCCGCGCAGCCCCAGAGGGGCCGACCGTGGACGATCTGCTGGCGCTTGGCGACAGGATGCCCCCGGACGTGTTTGTGTCGGTGGCGCATGGCGACTTCACGCTCCGGATGATGCTTCGCATTATCGCGGGAGCACTCGGCGAATGGCAGGCGGAGCGCGCTAACCGTGTCGCGTCCGCGCCCCAGCCCGAGAGGCCCCCAGCACAGGAGCCCCCGAAATGAACGACGACAAACGCACCAAAGCACGGGCGCTGGAGATGTCGGGTGCTGAGGTTAACCTCACGCGGCGGCGGTTGAGTCTGTGTCAACTCTGTTCGCCAGATGTGGGGAAGTTGGTCGAGAAGGACGTGCGAGAACCGTTCGGATTACACACGCCTATCGGCGGCCGAATCCCCGTGATGCTGACATTTCTCGTATGCGAGAACTGCGGTCTCGTGTACTGGTATCCCCCGCCACCATTACCACCTGGGCGTGTCGCCCCCACGAGCCCGACCGGTGGGGCTGCTTCCGCAGCGGGGGAGCCCAGCGAGGAGCCGTATGGCTGAGCGCGCGCTGGCTCTTCACGTTGCGGCGCCGGCAGGTCGCGGCGCTGCCTGGACCGCGGAGGACGTCGCCCGGAAAATCTTCAGCAACCGGGTTACGGCGCGGTGGGTGAAGGATAACTTTAAGGCCGGTCGAGACCGGATCGGCCACCGCACGGTGATTTGGTGGGAGAACGACGCACGGCGGTGGAGAGACACGCACCCGCTCACGGGGACGCCATGAGCACAAAACGATTCCACCGCTACGTCCGCGGCGTCGGCACGATCCGGAATCATTCCGGCGCGCGCACCGCCACTGAATTCCGGTACCGCGACTCACTCATCACCAGGCTGATTCGCTTGGCGGCGCTCGACACGCTGCGCCTGTTCAAGCGCGGTGCGTTGACGATCGCGGATCTAGTCGGCGCCGATCGTGAGGGCCGGCTCGAGCACGTCGCGCAGCAGGTCGTGCTGCATCGGCCGCTCAAGGCCGCGGTCGAGGCATGGCTCGAGACGAGCGCCCGGGCCGAGGGCAGCCGCAAGCGGTACGAGGTGAGCTGGAACCACTTCTCACGGCTTAAAGCATTAAGCGATAATGCGGTCGTCCGCGAGCTCGCCGGCGTCGATTACCACAAACTGCTCGCGCGCTGGGGTGCGTCCGACGCCGACTGGAATCGCTTCCGCGCGGCGCTGTCCGCGTTCCTCTCGCGCTACCTCGGGTCGAAGATGCACCCGTTCCGCTACGAGGTGTTGAGCCGCGTGCCCCGCGGACAGGAGTCGCAAGGGCGGATCCCCGACCTCGACGCCGCCGACTTCTGGCGCATCGTCGATCTCGCCTACGAGCCGGTCCGCGCGGTCTACGTCGCGTTCGCGGCCCTCGGCGCCGGCTACGCCGACCTCAAGCCGCTGACGAAGCACGCGCTGCGGCGAAAGTCGTTCACCGTGCTGGTGCGCGGCCGCAAGCTCGGCCGCCAAGAGCCGCTCGAGGTCGCCGTCGCGCCCAATCTGTGGCCGTGGATCGAAGCCGCGATCCCGCTCGCGCTCAGCGACAAGTGGCTGCGCATCTGGTGGAAGCGCGCGTGCCGTGCCGCGAAGGTGAAGGGCGTGCGCATGTACGATCTGCGGCATCTGTCGGGGCAGCTCGCCGCCGACGCCGGCATGGCGGACTCGGCCGTTGCCGTGCATCTGCGGCACAGCAATGCGTCGACGACGCGGCGGTATACCCGGCGGGTGGTGGCGCGGCAGGTGGCGAGTGCAATTGGGGAGGCATTGGCGCGATGACGAGTACCCAAACGCCGACCCCCGGCACCGCGCGCGATCGCGTAACTCCTTATGAGGCGGCTGGGGATCGAACCCAGGACCTACGGATTAAAAGAACCGAGCCGATGCATGCGAAAGCTAACGCATGCCAACCCGTGCCGCACGGTTCGCACGTCGCTCGCCCCGATGCAACCCGAAGCGATGCGGTAGTCTCTACCCAAACGCCGACCCCCGGCACATGAACGCGGCGCGCGCTCGCGGCTACGTCGCTGGCCGGGTCGTCGAGCTCCACTACACCGAGCAGGGCCGCGTCATTCTCACGCCGGCGCTGGCCGCGGCCTATCTCGACGCCTGGGTCGCGGGGCCGGCCGCTCTCCGCGAGGCCCGGGCCGACGTCGAGCGCATCACGCTCACGGTCGATCGTCTTCCCCAGGAAGTGGCACCGTGATTCGCCCGATTCTGCACTTGGGCAGTGCAGTTTTGCGCCAGCGCGCGGCGCCGGTCACCGACATCGACGACGTCCGCCAACTCGCCGCCGATCTCGTCCACACCATGCGCGCCTCGCACGGGCTCGGCCTCGCCGCCAACCAGGTCGGCGTGGCGATCCGCGTCTGTGTGGTCGAGGCCACGCCCAAGAACGGCAAGCAGCCGGACGCCATCACGCTGATCAATCCCGAGATCCTCGAGTGGAGCGGGAAGCAGGAGGACTGGGAGTCGTGCCTCTCGATTCCCGGATCGCGCGTCCGCGTGCGGCGCGCGCGGCGAATCGTCGTGCAGGCGCTCGATCTCACGGGCGAGCTGCGCCGCTACATCGCCGAGAACCTCGAAGCGCGGACGATGCAGCACGAGATCGATCATCTCTCGGGAATCCTAATAATCGATCAGTCCAGCAAGCTGCGCCTACAGCATGGAGGTACCCGTGGGCGCTAAGACTGGGATCTCATGGACGGACAGTAGCTGGAATCCGATCCGCGGCTGTTCGCGCGTGTCCCCGGGCTGTATCCACTGCTACGCCGAGACGGTCGCGGCGCGCTTCTCGAAGCCCGGGCAGGCCTACGATGGGCTGACGGACAAGAACGGCCGTTGGAACGGCCAGATCATGGTCGTTGAGAAGCACATGCTCGACCCGATCCGCTGGCGACGGCCGCGGAAAATCTTCGTCAACTCGATGAGCGACCTCTTCCACGAGAACGTGCCCGAGGAAGCCATCGATCGGATCTTCGGCGTGATGGCCTTCGCAGAGCGGCACACCTTCCAGGTCCTGACGAAGCGCCCCGATCGCATGCGCGCGTATCTCGCCGCCGGCGAGGACGTGCTGATGGAACGGTGGGGACTGGCTGCATGCCAGGTCACGGACAGTCCGTGCACGTCTCAATACGTCGAGGATCGCGATTGGCCGTTGCCTAACGTCTGGCTCGGCACGAGCGCAGAGGATCAACCAACCTGGGACGATCGCATCGAGCAGCTCGGCCAGGTGCCGGCCGCCGTCAGGTTCGTCAGCGCCGAACCGCTGCTGGGCGACATCGACTGCGGCAACGCGTTCGATCCCGCACCCGCCAACTCGAAGTATCGGCCGATCGGCTGGGTGATCATCGGCGGCGAGAGCGGGCCCGGGCATCGACCGATGGATCCACAGTGGGCCGAGTCGATCGCGGAGCAATGCCGCAACGCCGGCGTCGCGCTCTTCGTCAAGCAGGACAGCGGATCGAAACCTGGCAAGCAGGGCCGGCTCTCCGACGATCTGTGGCAGTTCAAGGACTTCCCGAAAGTGGTGGCGGCATGACGACCGTGCATCTCGGCTACGAAGTGGGCACCGGCGAGGCGGTCGCGATCCCGCTGCGACACATGGTCGTCAGCGGGCAGACCCAAGAAAGCGGCAAAACGACGACGCTCGAGGCATTGGTCGCGCGATCGGATCTGCGCGCCGTCACGTTCGTCACGAAGCGCGGCGAGGGCGCGTTCGCCGGCGGCCGTCGGCTGCAGCCGTTCTTCCGCGAGCGGGCCGACTGGGTCTTCGTGAGCTCGCTCATCGACGCGACGCTCGGCGAGAAGAACAAGCTGCTGCGGGCGTGGCTCATGAAAGTCTGTCGCAACACGAAGACGCTGGCCGAGGTGCAGCGCAACGTGGCCGCCGCGAAGGCGACCGCGCGCGGCTTCTCCGAGTCGATCTACACCGAGATCGAGGGCTACCTCGAGCTCGTCGTCCCGCAGCTCGCGCAGCTCCCGCCGCACACCAAGGTCGTGATCGGTCCCGGCCTCAACGTGATGGATCTCGCGCCCTATTCGACCGAGCTGCAGGCGCTCGTGATCCGGTCCGTGCTCGAGCACGTGTACGAGCACGAGGAAGGCGTTGTCACGGTCATTCCGGAGGCGTGGGAGTTTCTGCCCGAAGGCCGCGGCTCGCCGGTCAAACGCGAAGCGGAGGCGCTGATCCGGAAGGGCGCCGGCCTGAAGAACTATGTCTGGCTCGACAGCCAGGACCTCGCCGGCGTCTGGAAGCTCGCGGTCCGCGCCGCTCCGGTCGTGCTGATCGGCGTGCAGCGGGAGGCGAACGAGATCAAGCGGACGCTGGCCAACATTCCCGCCGGGATTGCGAAGCCGACCGCGGCCGCGGTGGCCAAGCTCGAGCTCGGCCAGTTCTTCGCCTGCTGGGGACAGCACACGCGCAAGGTCTACGTGCAGCCGGCGTGGATGAACGACCGCCAGGCAATCGCCGTCGCGACGGGCGAGGTGGCGGTCGCCGTGATCGAACGGCCGCGGCCGCCGGCGGGATTTATGAAGATCGAGTCGAGCTATGGCGTGGAGCAGTACCAGGCTCCCGCGACGAATGGCATCCTGACCCTTGAACCTGACGAGGACATCGTGAACGAAGCTGAAGCGATCGCGCTGCGCGAAGAGAACGAGGAACTGCGCCGACAGATCGGCGAGCTCCGGGATCAGCTGGCCTCGAAGACCAGCCGGTCCTATCCACCACTGGAACAGATCGCGCGCGAGGATGCGACCAAGCGCAGTCCGCCGACATCGGAGCAGATCTCCGGACCCACCGCGGCCGCGTTCGACGACTTGTACCAGCAGGTCAAGCGCCGGCTGATCGCCGAGGCGCCCGGGATCCTCAAGCTGCTCACAGTCAAACCCGAGCTTGAGGTGACCGTCGAGCGCAAGACGATCACGGTGGACAGCTCGACGCTTCCGGGGCGTGTCACGCGGCTCATTGCGCAGGGCTTTTTCCGCGAGGCCAAGAGCCAAGGGGCCGCCGCAAAGGAACTGAGCCGGACCGGGAGCGAGATCCGGACCGGCGGCAATCTCTCCAAGGTATTCGACCGACTGGTCGTGGATGGCTTCCTGACCTCGGAGAGCGACGGGTATCGCGAAGTGCCGGCCATGAAGGTCAACGTGGTGCAGCGGTGAGGATCCGCTCCGCGACCGACCGCCGGAAGCAGTGCGATCGGAGTCGCCGGCGCCGCGACGTCGTCCTCGCGCGCGCGCGCCAGGCCCGCCGGACCTGTCCGCGGCGCTTCGGCCAGTACGAATGCGGTGGGCTGCTCGACACGATCGTGCTGCGAGGCGGGGCGACGGCCATCATCTGCCCGCGGTGCACGCGCACCAACGCCGGCATCTGCCTCGACTGCCCCGCGCCCGTCGACGGGAAGGTGCGCTGGGCCCGTCGCTGCGCCGTGTGCCGGCATCGAGCCGTGCGCCAGTGCGACATCAAGTATCGGTCGAACAACCTAGAGCTGGTGCGCCGCCGCGATCGGGAGGGACGTCGTGCTCGGCGCGCCAAAGCGGCGGCCGCGTGCCGGCGTTGGCGACAAAACCATGCGCCACGGGTCGCCGCGTATGAGGCGGCGCGCTCGCCGCGGCGGCGGGCGGCATGACCTGGCTCGTGGCGGTGGATCCGGGCATCGATGCCGCCGGCGTCGCGACGTTCCAACTGGACGACGGGGAGCATCCGCCGTGGCGCCCGGGCGAATCGTTCGAGCGGGTGATGGCACGTCTCGGACCGACGACGGTGCTGCGCACGAAGTCGAGTGAAGAGCTGGTCCCGCGTCTCAGGTCGCTCGGGGCCGGGTTCGCGCGATTTACCGAGCTCCCTGGCGCCATCACCACGATCCTGCTCGAGCAGCCGGCGGCGCCCGGCGCGTATGCGGGCCGCCGCGGCCGCCAACGCACCAAGGGCGTGATCAACGGCGCCGCGCTCGTGAAGCTGTACCTCGCGCTCGGTGTGCTGGTCGATGCCTCCGTCAGCAACAGCGAGCTCGCGACCTATGGCCGCGTCGAACTCGTGCCGGCGCCGCGGATCAAGAAGACCATCCGCCAGGACATCGTGAAGCGCGAGCTCGAGCGGCAGAATCATCGGCTCGTGAAGATGGGCCGGATCTCGCCCGACCTCCTCGATGCGATCTATCTCGGCAGCGCCTGGCTCTGCGATCCGCGCCGCGCGCTCGATCGGGCCATGGCCAATTGAACCCGCTCCTCGAGAGCGCCGCGGAGGACGCTGAACGCCAGGCGCGCGGCGCCCTCACGCACGCGGTCGCTGCGCTCGCTCTGGGCATCACGTACTCAAAGAAATGGCCGCGCTGGTGGTGGCGGCGCCGTGCCGATCGTCACCTCGATCGCGCCGCCCAGCACGCGGCTCATGCGGCCGCATTCTATGCCGTGGCGGCAACACTTCGGACCGCGCCGTGAGCGGCCGGCAAGACCGGAAGCTCCGGCGCGCGATGGCGCGTGAATTCCAGAAGGCCGATCTCACGCCGACGTCGATCGCTCGCCGACGCCCCTGGTGGATCCCGCCATTTGTTTGGAGAGGATTCGTCGCGCTGGTGCTCGGCAGTCGTGAACATGAATCGGACGCGCTCACGCGTCTGCGAGGTGGTGCAAAATCGACTCCGTCATTAGATTGAGGTCCACAACGATGGCGGGACCACCACGGGGGGACGCTCCGACAGGGAGCAATGTCTCCCCGTCGGTATTTGGGCCAGCCTGGATGTACGTCACCTGCCCAGGCTGTCACCAGCGCATTCGGAATCCCATCTGCCGTCTCTCCGGCGTCCAGGTCCAAGCGCACGTGAACCGCGGGCGCAGCGGCTCCTCCAACGAATACTGCAAGGTCGTGATCGTCGTCGAGGACGACTTCGGGGAGCCGCGCGTGCAATTCGTCGCGAAGGGCGAGAGCATGGAAGACATTATCCAGCGCGAGACGGCGCGGCTGCTGCGGCTGCGTCAGGCGAGGCAAAACTGATGGGTCCGAACAACGTGGATCTCGCAACGGCGCTCGCGAAGCCGATTGATCGCGTGCTCGACGGCGTAAAGACGCAGAACAAGGCGCTCGCGCCCATCATCGGTCGGCGTTTGTACAACGAGGCAATGGCCGGGATTGGCGAGATGCTGCAGCAGGGCGAGATCCCGGCACCGCCACCCGAGCCACCGAAGCCCCCGCCGGCGATTCGAAAGATGGAGCGGCCCGACCCGATCGTGATCCCGCGGCCGCCCGAGACCGAAGCCGAACGCAAAGAGCTCCGCGCGGCCTGCAAACACCAGGCGCGTCGAGCTGGCAAGACGGGCAAGCAGTTACAGCTCGAGGCGGAACGGATCTACCAGGCGTCGGTCGCGCAGTCGAAAAGCGCGATCAAGATCGTGCGCAACCAGCGAGTGCTGATTCAGGCGCCGGAATCACCACAAGGCGAGCGACGGACCGCCTCCGGTCTGATCGTGCGAGGCTAAGCGCATGCCCAAGAAGTCCCTCACCGCGCGCTGCCAAGCGTTCATCCGGTACTATCTCGCCGGAAAAACCGGCGTGCGCGGGAATGCCACCAAGTCGGCGCAAGCGGCCGGCTACAGCAAGAAGACGGCCTACGCACAGGGCTGCCGTCTGCTGAAGAATGCTGAAGTCCGGAAGGCTATCAAATCCAAGCAGCGGGAAGCTGACGCGCGGGTTGTGCGCGAGCTCGTCGACTGGACTGTGCTCGCGATCGGCGCGCAAGAGACGATGGAGGGCGTTCGGTCGGGCAAGATCAAGAAGGGCGCGGTCGTCCGGCTGATGGCGGCGGACAAGATCCTCGACCGCACGTTCGGGAAGCCGCCGACGAAGGTCCAGCACTCTGGGGCCGTGACGCTCGCCCACGCGCTGGAGGAGCTCGAGTGACGACCGCGACGCTCCCTGGTCGATCGCGCGGCCCTCAACTGACGGAGCGCCAGCGCGATCGGCTCCGCCGGCTGAAGCACGGCTATCCCTACTGGGCGAGCCAGTGCTACACGATCCTCGACAAGGAGCTGCGGACGCACCGGATGCAGATCAACGCGGTGCAGCAGGCGATCGGCGCGGCCGAGGCCAAAGCTCTGGCCGAGCATGGCGAGGCGCGGCTCTATATCCTGAAGGGCCGCCAGAGCGGCGTGACCACGGACCAACAGGCGCGCGCGCTGCACACGATCTGGTCGCGGCGCGGTGCCTCCGCTATCACGGTTGCGCACAACCGCGAGGACACCGACAAGATCTTCGCGATTACGACGCGCGCGATCGACCACTTCCCGCCCGGACTGCTGCACATGCTGGGCGAGCGCGAGACCCGCGAGATCACCTTCCCCGAGCTCGACACGCGCTTCTACACGGGCACGGCCGGCGCCAAGCGGACCGGTCGCTCGATCACGCTGGCGCGATTGCACGGCTCGGAGTTCGCGTTCTGGGACGATCCCGTCTCGACGCTCAATGCGGCGACGCCGGCGCTGATCCCGCACGGCTCCGTGATCGCCCTCGAGACGACGGCTAACGCGTTCGGGTCCGAAGCGCATCTCTTCTGGCAGGAAGCGCAGAAGGGCCTCAATAGCTACGTGCCGCTCTTCTTCCCGTGGTGGATGTGCGACCCGATCCATTATCGGCTACCGCTGCTCGCGAAGGACGAGCTCGGCAGGCTCGAGCCCGACGAGCAGGCCCTCGTGAGTCGGCACGGCCTCTCGCACGAACAGCTCAAATGGCGCCGCGCCAAGATCCGGGACATGACTCGGACCGAGTTCATCCGAGAATATCCGGAAGACCCCGAGTCCTGTTGGGTGGCGGCGGGCGCCCACTTCTACGACGTCGCGCTGCTGCAGCTCTTGTTCCAGCGCACGCCGGCGCCGCGCGAGACCCATCTCGGCGGGGCGCTGCAGCTCTTCGACGAGCTGGCCAAGGGCGAGCGCGCTATCATCGGTGCCGACGTCGCCGAGGGCGTGGCCGGCGATCGCTCGTCCTTCAAGGCGCGCGCGTTCCCGTCCTGGAAGAACCTCGCCGCGTACGCGAACGACCGCATCACGCCGGACGACTTCGCCGACCTCCTGAACACCTGGGGCCGCACGCTCGGCACCGCGCTGCTCGTCATCGAGAAGAACGCGCATGGCATCACGGTCCTGCGCCGGCTCCGCGACCATCACAAGTACCCCGTCTCGCGGCTCTATCACCGCGTGCCGGTCGATCGCGACACGCCGGTCGAGGAAGAGCGCACGCGGCTCGGCTGGCACACCTCCGGCGAATCGAAGCCGATCCTGCTCGACGGCGGCCACCAGCTGCTCGCCGCGGCGCGCGACGGCACGGCGGCCGTGCCGAGCGAGGCGGCGCTGAAGGATGCACTCAGCGTGCATCGCGACAAGAACGGCGCGGTGGAGCTCACCGGCCGCGACGTCTGGACGGCCGAGCTGCTCGCCTGGGTGGGGCGCGGCTATCCGATCACGGAGATCACGCGCGGGGGCGCACTCGTATGACCGCAGCGGTCATTCCGGGCTCGAAGAAAAGCTGGCTCGAGTATGAGCACCCCGAGTATACCGCGCGCAAAGCGCAGTGGGAATTCGCCTGGGATCATTACACAGGCGACGTGCTGCTCCCCGAGAAGCTCACGGCCTATCTGCCCCGGAAGGGCCAGGGCGAATCGAAGGAGGCTTACGCGGAGCGGCTCTCCCTGGCCGATTTCGGCCTGCTGTTCGGCACCGCGGTGGATACGCTGCTCGGCATGCTGTTCGGCGTCGAGGACGAGGCCAATCGCGTGTGGTTCACCGAAGACAATGCCGGACTCGGCGATCCGGCGGATGCCAAGACCATGGCCGGCCGGCTCATGCGCGACGCGAACGGCCAGGGCGTGGGCTGGATCAGCACCTGGAAAGACTGCGGGCGCTACCTCACGGTGACCCATGACTGTTGGGTCTTCGTCGACGCGGCCGACGGGGACGCGCGCGTGCGGATCCTGTCCCCGATGAGCGTCCCCAATTGGTGGGACAAAGGGGGGCTGCTCGATTCCGTGCTGATCAAGGAGGAGGCGGACGTCCGGGCGTCCATCGAGGCGGAGCCGGCGTGCGAGACCCGCTACCTCAAGGTCGATACGCTCGGCTTTCAGCGGTACACGCTGGACGAGAAGACCCACCAGGAGACGGCGCTCACCGGCGAGGGAAACGTCGGGACGCACACCTATATCGATCGCACCGGCCATCCCGTCCCGCCGATCTTCCGCGCCCAGCTACCGCTCGCCCGCTACGTCGGCTGGCTGCTGGCCAAGCGCGAGAACGCGATGTTCAATCGCGAATCCGAGCGCGACAATCTGCTCCGGGTCGCGAACTTCCCGAAGTTCAACGTCTTCGCGACCGGCGACGACTACGACAAGGTCGTCATGGCCCTGAAGGATGGCGCGAACGTCCTCGAGAACCCCAAGGACGGTCACGGGCACGATTACGCTGCGCCCCCCTCCGAGCCTGCGGCGATCGCGACCGAGGTGATCAAGGACAAGCGCGAATCCTTCACCATCGCGGCCTTCAAGGCCTATGGCGATTCCGCGCGCGCGCAGCAGGCCACCGCGACGGAGATCAAGCAAGACGTCGCCGGCGGGAGTGGGGCCTTCCTCGAGCTGCTCCGGGGTAAGCTCGACGATACGGAGAACCAGGCGATGTACCTGGTCGCGCAGGCCGAGTTCTCCGAGGATCCGAAGCGGTGGGAGGCGCCCTCGATCGAGCGGTCGAAGGACTTCGCGCCGGCCGACGTGAACGCCGTGATCGATCGCGTGCAGGCGCGGATCTTCGGCGGCAAGCAGATCCCCGTGGGCCGCACCGCGATGATCAAAGCCGCCGCCCAGGTGGCGGAGTGGGAAGGCATCGACGTCGACGAGCCGGAGATCTCGGCCGCGGTGGATGTCCTGCTCACGCAGCAGAACCAGAGCCTGTTCCGCGATTTCCCGCTCGGCACCGACATGAAGGTGGAGCTGACGCTGCGGCTCATCGAATCGCTGGGCCTCGTCGATCTCGAGGAAGAGGTCCTGCAGGCCGACGGCACCACGACAAAGCCGCGGCGCGACGTGATCCGCGCGCAGCTGCAGCAGGCCGCGCTCGATGAAGAGGCCGCGAAGCGCCGGCAGGCCGAGCTCTTCGCCGGCACGGGCAGTGGGTTCGGCGGTGGTGTGTAGCGGAGCGACCGTGTAGATTGGCAGTCGCTGATTCACTCACAGAACCGGGGAGACGCCCCAGCAGCATCGAGGCGTCACCCCGGTTTCTTTTTGGGAGGTTCGGATGGCCAAGAAGATACCAGCCGTCGGCGAGCCCGTGCTTTGTGATGGGCGGATGCACCTCATCACCGATCGCCAGAAGCGGTACGCGCGCGATACGGACGAGTTTCTCTACGCCGTCCAGTTCGAGGATCCCCAGCATCGGACCTTCGCGCTCGAGCGCGACCTCCGCTGGTCGGACGAGCTCAAGGCCTGGTATCTCTGGGGCCGCTGCCTGTCCTGGGAATCGCAGCAGGCGGTGATCGAGCTCCGCGATCGCGCGCTCCTCGTGTCGCGCACCACCCGCACTCCAACGCATGCGCCCGCCGGCGGCGAGCACCTGGACCTGTACCTGACGCTCGTGCATGGGAAGCCGAAGGGCTTCCTCGAGCACCAGCTCGAGCCCATCCGCCGCGGCGATCCGGCTCCGACGGCGCTCATCGAGGCGGCGGGGGCGTTCGCGACGCGCTGGCATGGGCCGCACACCGACGGCTACGCCGATCCCGGCGATCCGCCGTCCACCACGGCCGGCCGGAGGGCTCCATGACGACCTTCCTGTACCGCCGCGCCTGGCGCCGCTTCCGCCGGCCGGTGGGCTACTACCTCGGCGGGGGCCCAGCCCTCGCGCTGCTCGGCGTCCCCGGCTCCGTGCGGGGCGTGGATTTCGTCTACAATACGGCCGCCGGCGACATGTGGCAGGACATCATCGACCTCCTGAACGACACGATCAAGATGGGCCTGTCGACGTCCGTGCACACCGCCGACCGAGACGACGACTTCCTCGACGATGGCTCGGCGTCGGACTTCTCGAGCGGCGAGCTCACGGGCACGGGCTACCCCGCAGGCTTCGGCGGGGCCGGTCGGAAGACCCTGGCGTCGAAGACGATCACCGTCGACAAGGCGAACGATCGCGCGGAATTCGATTGCGCCGACATCACGTGGACCGGGATTAACGCCGGCACGCCGGACAAAGCGACGGCCCTGAAGGAGATCACCAACGACGCCGCCTCGAAGACGATCGCGAACATCACCTCGGGCGGTTTCCCGGTGGTCACCAACGGCGGCGATCTCACGTTCCAGGTCAATGCCGAAGGGCTCTTGCAGCTGAGCACGGTTTAAGGGCCGATGCTCAACCTTCTCAACAGCACGACCGACAAGCTCCAGCTGGTCACCTCGGCCGCGGGCGATATCGACGTCCATGCCTCTTGGGTGGACAATCTCTCCGATGCGTTCACGCAAGGCAAAACGAATACGACGATCACGACAGCGGCGACCACGGACATCGTGGCCACACCCGCGGCGAGCACGTTCCGCAACGTCAAGTGGATTTCGATTCGCAACGTCCATGCAACCGTGTCGAACGATGTCACGGTGATCTATACGACGACCGGACCCGCCAGCTATGAACTCGTCAAATGCACCCTGCTTGCCGGCGAAGAACTCGTCTGCCATGACGGCACCTGGTTCCACTTCGACACGAACGGCGGAGTGTATGGAGCGATTCTATCGCTCAGCGACCCGCGTTTCATCTCAAAGTCACTGCTGGCGGATCAGTCCAACAGCACCACGACGCTGACCGAGGTCACGG